GACGACGACGCCGACGCGGTAGGGCGCAAGGGCGCGGCCACCTTGTCGATGTTGTTCGAGGTCGCCATGCGCCTGTCCGGGCTGTCGGAGAACACGGCCGAGGTGGTGGAACAGAGTTTCGCGAACGGCCAGAGCTTGCCTTCCACCATCGGCTAGCCCTGGCCTTGGGTCGCACGGTTGAGGAGGTGGGCCGGATGCCCGCGTTATCCATCGCACGCTGGGCTGAGTTCGAGGCTGACTTCGGGCCGCTCACGATCCAAGAACGGATCGATGCCGCCATAGCCCACATCACCTACACCGTCCACGCGACGGCCGGCGGGAAGGAACCGCCTGAGAAGTTCGCCCCGCAGTGGCGCCGCCGCATGGAATGGACGGATGAGAACATCTGGCGCTGGCTGGATGCCATAGCGAAGAAGGACGACTGATGGCCATCCCCCCGCTGGTACTGCGGATCTACGCCGACTCCTCCGGGGTTCGGGCCGGGGTTGCCCAGACCCAGCGCCAGGTCGGCGGGCTCAAGCAGAGCATCAGCCAGAACTCCGCTTTGATCAAGACGGCGATCGTCGGCGGGGTCGTGTTCGGGCTCAAGGCTTCGGTCGACGCGGCGCGGGAAGCCGCTACCGCGCAGCTCAAGCTGCAGAACTCGATCGCTAACAGCGCGGTCGTATCCGCGGGCGCCGGAAAGGCGTTCACCGAACAAGCGAATGCCTTGCGCGACCTGACCGGCGTGGACGATGAGGCGATCATCGGCGCTCAGTCGTTCCTCGTTCAGATGGGCTTGACCGAGGACCAGATCAAGTCGCTCACGCCGCTGATCGTGGACCTTTCCGTGAAGATGGGGATCGACCTCACCACCGCGGCGAAAGCGGTCGGGAAGTCGGTCAACGGCACCACCGGCGGGCTGATGAAGATGGGCGTCATCGTGGACACGACCAAAGCCAAGACGGACGCCTACGGGGCTACGCTCGATGCGTTGGGGGTGGCTCAGGGCTTCGCCGCGAAGCAAGCCAAGCTCGAACCGTGGAAGCAGCTCGGAGCGCAGTTCGAGGAGCTCCTGGAGGTCGTCGGTGAGGCGATCCTTCCCACCCTGCGGAGTCTGACGAACGTCCTACGGGTGATCCTGCCCGTCGTCCGGAGGCTGGGGCCGTACCTCGTGGCTGCTGCGACGGGGCTTGCGTTGTGGTGGACGGTGGGGAAAATCGGGGCGCTCGCGGGGGCCATCAGCTCCACGTCCACGGCGATGACCGCGCTCGGTGTAGCGTCCCTGTCCGCGGCTGGTCCCCTCGGCATAATCGCTGGGCTCATCGCCGGGGTCGTGGTCCTCGAAAGCTCATCCTCCTCGGCGTTGGAACGTCAGACGGCGGCGCTCGTGTTGCTGGGATTCAGCGCCAAGGAAGCCGGGCAGATGATCGAGGACGAGTTCAGTGCGTCCCTGAAGAAGGTTCCCGGCGACCTACGCACCGCGAACATGGCGGTCTACGACATGGTCCAGGCCCAGGAGCGCGGCGCCGAGGTGGCGCAAGGCTGGGCCATGCGCCAAGCCGCGGTAGCCGACGCCGCGAAGAAGGCCGGTCAGGCGATCAAGCGGTTCGCGGGCATGACCGCCACCGAGCTCAAGACCTGGGGTGCCGAGGTACGGGAGCGGGTCGGCGGCGTGAAGGCCGTCCTCGACGAGCTCGCGGAGAAAGCGCACCTCACCGCCGACAAGGTCATCCGTGCGTTCCAACGGCAGATCCGAGCTCAGCTGGAGTTCGAAGAGAACTTCAAGGCCGTCGCACGCCGCGGGGTCCCCGAGGAGATCCTCCTCCAGATCACGGACATGGCAGACGGCGGCGCGGCGATGCTCGACCTACTGGCGCACACGTCGAAGGCGAAGTTCGACAAGATCATCGCGCAGTTCGAGCGGGTCGGTGATACGGCGCCGAAGGTCAACGTCTGGATCCAATCCATCATCGACCAGTTGAACAGCATCCCGACCAACATCGGCATCACCATCGGAGGGGTCGGCGGCGACTTCAGCAATCCCAAGTTCAAGGCGATCGGAGGGCCGGTCAGCGCGGGCATGCCGTACATCGTGGGCGAGCACGGCCCGGAGTGGTTCATCCCCAACACGAGCGGGAAGATCCTCCCCAACGGCCAGAACCCCGCGGCGCCGATGGGTGACATCACCATCCCGGTCTACCTCGGCGACGAGATCCTCGAGCGCGTCGTGGTCAAGGGCCTGGACCGAGCGCGGCGGAGAACCTGATGGGCGTCCTCCAACTCCTCGGCCCCGACCAGACGACGGTCCTGTGGGACTTCGATGATTCAACGGGAGCGGCGAACCCGTCCACCGTGATCACCAACCTCGGCGCCGACCTGGATATGGGAACGCTCCCGCCGGCGTTGTCCACGTTCGCCTCCTCCGACTTCGGCGCTACGCCCCTGGGCTACACGAACCCTCCGGTCGAGATGACCATCCCGTTCATGGCGTCGGCCACTTCGGACGACAACCTGTGGGCCGGGCTGGGACAACTCGCCCGCTACCTGGGCTCGATCTCGGTCATGCACCCGCTCTACCTGAAGTGGACGGAACTCACCGAGGTCCGCTACATCGACCTGATCGGCGTCCTCGAGATGCCTCAGCTCCTGCGCGGCCAGCGTGCCGGCAGCCTGATCGCGGGCCGGAAGAACTCCCTCGGGCCCATCGGGCTGAAGCTCCTACGTCAGCCGTGGATGCGCGGCCCCACGGTCACTTCCTCCGCGGTGACGGTTCCGAACGACCCCGCTACCTCGACCAAGGTCAGGGTATTCCCGCTGACCGTGACTGGTGACCTCCCCACCCCGGGGAAGATCCAGGTCGAGATGGACGCCGGCTCCACGGTGGAGCGGGTGATGATCGGCCACAGGGCTAGACAGTCCAGGGCCTCAAGCTTCTTCGCCGACTACCTGAGTGATACGGGGTTCTTCCAATGCGAAGCGACGGGGAGGAGCTGGACCATCACGCTCGGAACCGACGTCACCGCGGTCGACCCGACGGAGGACGGCTCCCCCGGCTCGGGGTCCTCCGTGGCCCGCGTGGCAACCGCGGGGGGTTCGGTAGGGGTGATGACGCGGCGCGTCCGCGCTACACGGACGACGAAGCTCGACTCACTCAGGGGGTCATGGCGACCACAACTCAGATGCAAGGCGGACGGGGCGGGCAGGTGGGAGATCCAGATGCGCTGGGGACCGTCGACCGCCGATCCGGTGGCGTTCTCCAACGACATCGTGGTGCATGACACGAGCCTCAGTGGAACGCCTGCCACGTTCGGCTACGTGGAGCTCGATATGGGGCGGGTCTACTTCCCGGACGTCATCGCGCTTGGAGGGTTGGCGATCGAGATATGGGCCATGCGGACATCGGGGACGGGGAACCTCGACCTCGACTTCGTCTGGTTCACGCCGGCGATGGACCTCGCGACCGTGGTCGTGCCGGGGGCGACGGTGGAGACGTTCGCCGCTACGGCCCTCAGCGAGGTGGCCTCACCCGTCACCAGCCCCGGCGCGGGTACGGAAGCCTCGATCTCCGGGAGCCGACGACGCTTCGCGGACGTGGGGGACAACGCGGGGACCGCGCCGAACACGGGGACCCTCTACGCTGCGGGGCGGCACCGGTTCGTCTTCGACATCGCGGGGACCTCGGGGGGTACGGCGACCTGCAAGCTGAACGTCCGCAACATCACCGACGCCGCCGACGCCGTCTCCCGTACGGGGGTTAGCATCCCGATCAACTCGCGAGCGAACTACCTGCTGGAGATGGACCTTCCTTCGGGAACGAACGCGACGACCGACCTCTATCAGGCCCAGGTCGATGATCCGGCCACGGCGACCATCGACCTCTACTCGATCTCACACGAATATCTCCCCGCGCTCGCATCTGGTGAGGCGGTTCGGACGGACCCCGGTGAGAGGCAGGCGGTGGACCGGCTGGATTCCTCCGACAACCTCGCCGGGTACCTCGCGATCGAGGGACAGATCCCCGCGGTGCTCGAGCCGGGTGACAATCACATCATGGTCCGCGCCGACGAGATCCCCTTGGCCCTCTACGAGGAGCCGCAGAACAAGCTGGCCCGCACCCCGACGGTCACCGTGGTTTACGACCCCCGCTATGCACTGTGACAGGTGAGCCCGAGATGGAGCGATGTCGCAGAAGCGAGGAACCGCCTACCGCTCCAGAGCTCCATCGTGGTTACAGAGGCTGGATAGCGCCGCATCCGATGCGCGCCGGCCGGGACGACCAGGGTGGCCGACGTCCAGCCCCGTTGGTACAGGTCGACCTCTACCACCACGGGCGCGGCAGTGCGGTTCCATATGCGAACGTGGTAGGTGCGATCCCCGCAGCTCGGACGACGGATATCAGCGCGGAGCGATGGGTGGGCGCTCGCGGCCAAGGTAAGCACGGTCAGAACGGCGACGATGATCTTCATGGCCCCACCATGGACCTGGTCGGCGTAGCGGTCAAACCGTGAGTACGCGCTTCTACCTCCGGGCAGCCGAGGTCCCGTCCGTTTCCCCCGCCTTCCATACGGCATGGGATTCCACCGTGGGCGCGGTGCGACGGACGATGTACACGACCAAACTCGCGGGGGACACGGTCACTTCCGCGTCCAGTTCTCAGGGGGGACCGGGCGACCAGATCCTGATCGCGCAGTTCGTCAGCCTGCCGCTGGATCCCGGCACGACGCTCGCGAGCGGCGGCGCCACGGCTAAGGCGATGACGTTCTGCCTGGAGGGGAACGGGAACGACGACCTGATCGACTGCGCCACGGCCCGGGTCTGCTCCCAGGACGGGACGACGATTCAGCACGAGCTCTACGGAAGCTCGCTCATCTCTGGGCAAGGCAGCGGGGAGTGGCCCTTCACGGGGTTCCCGGCTCAGTCCAGGAGCTTCATCGGCGGGGTCACATCCGGGACCTATGTCACGCAGTCGGGCGACCGGCTCGTCCTGGAGCTTGGCTACGAGGTGGGTGGAGCGGCGATCCCGGGAGTCGCTGGAAGCGTGCGCATCGGCTCCGACTCGACCGGGGTGGACGTCTCCTCGGACGGGGACACGTCACTTACCAAGCTCGGCTGGTTCGAAACGAGTGCCGGGGTGACCTTCTTCGCCCCGCTCAACCCCGGGGGTTGGGGAACGTGGGGGGTCGGGAGGAAGACGCGGATCGCCTGGACCGTGGACGGGCGTACCGCTTCGCTGATGGATTGGCAGGCCGACGCGGCGGCGGACTGGGGCGACCGTACCCTGACCGGCTCGGTTCCTGAGTCGGTGAGCTGGGCGGAAGAAGGAGCCCCGATCGTCGGCTGGAGATCCACGGACGATGCGATGTGGTCGGGGACCTTGGAGACGGTGCGCCTCGAGGACGACCTCCTGAAGGTCCGGGCCTACGGTGGGGCGGAAGCGCTGATGCGGAATCAGACGCGGATGTTCTACCGCATCGACGGCGCGGATCGGTGGTCCGACTCGGAGACGGACCCGCACTCCTATAACAACTCGGAGAAGTTCGACGTGACCCTCGGACGGGGTCACATCATGTGGAAGGTCGGCGACGGGGACACCGCCTACGCGGTGGGGAACCAGTCCGCCGTGGTCCTGTGGGTGGAGGGCGGGTTGATCACGCGCTACTCGATCCAGGTGGAACCGGACATCAACTTCGCCAACCTCGAGGTGGAGACCCACAACGCGACCGGCCCGTCCGGTTCGAGAACCCTCGAAGGAACGCACTCCCTCGCGGCGATCGGCGGAACCCCGACCACGTACGCCCGGACCCTCACCACCCCGGCGGACCTGCTGAGCCTGCGGATGATCGCGGACGGAGCGTTCACGCCGGCGGCGCGGCACCGCGTGAAGGTCAACGCGATCAAGGTCTACGGGCGGACGATAGACGATGCGTTCTCCATCTCCGAAGTCGTTGAGGACGTGGCCGGGGTAGCGGGACTGGTGGACGCGGGGATCACGGCCAACACGACCGCGGCCCTGCCCCTGGATTGGAACGAGGACCTACCCGGGCTTCTTTCCTACATGGCCGAGTTAGCCGATTGGCGCTGGCTGGTAACCCACGACGGGCTGAGCTTCGGACCTTTCGCCAAGACCTGGGAGGCGTTCACGTCGGCAGACGCCACCACGGCCCTGGAGCCGGAGCGCCGGTACAACCGGGTACGGGTGCCCTACCGAGCCGTTAGCGGGGCGCTCAGGACCTCAGAAGGGGTCCCTAGCGTCGACCCCTTCCCCGATGAGCGGGTGACCTGGGTCGAGGAGCTGGAGGACCCCCAAGCCGATTCGACCCTGGCCGATGCGTTCGCCCAGGCCCAGGCGGACTACTTCGCCTCCGCCCGCTTGCGGGGTTCGCTCACTCCCGTCAGGGTCCGTTACCGCGGGGAGATCCGGACCCCGTACGACGTGCGGGCCGGCGACCTCTTGTCCATGCCCGACCTCGCCCCGGAGATCGGAGCGCAGCGGATACAGACCGTCACCTACCGACCGGGGGAGAATGTGACGGTGGAACTCGGCGCGGGGTTCAACGTCGTCCGCACCCTGGCGGAGATCGAACGGGACCGGCCTCGACGCAGACGACGCAGACGTCCCACGAGGGGGCCGACATGACCGTGGTGATCACGGACGGCTGGCTGACCGGCTCCCTGCCTGATGACACGGGCAGAGAGTGGCCCGTCGTCCAACGCCGGCAGGAATCCTCACGGGGTCCCTTGGTCGGCGTGCCGAACCTCTGCCTGCACACGACGGAGACCTCGAGCTACGTGCAACGTCTGAAGTTCCCGTCACAATGGCAGTGCGGCGAGGGGCAGATCGGGCAGCACATCCAACTCGGGCTCGCCGGGGATGCGGTGAACACATGGGATTCAGTCCTCCAGCAGATCGAGATGGTCGGTCACTCCCAACTCGGACGTTGGCTCCCGGAGGAAGGGACCCTCGGCCCCGTGGTTGCGTTGACCGCGTGGTTGCACAAGACGCTCCGCATCGCGACGGGGCTCAAGCGGCCCGCGCCGTGGCCCGTCGTCGTGGACCAGCTCCCCGCGGCCACCACGGATTACTACCGCCGCCACGCCGGGGTGTTCCCGCAGACCCAGGGGGTCTACGGGCACATCGAGATCCCGGACAACTCGCATTGGGACCCGGGGGGATTCAACTACCCGCGGTTCTTCGCCCGCGTTCAGGACGCGATCGGACTGGAGGATGAGGTGGGGATAGAACAGGACATCATCGAGGGTTCCAAGGCTGGTAGGGACGCGGCATTGGGAGCGGACCCGCCCGCGGCCAAGCCGGCCATCTGGAAGTGGGCGTTCAACGAGGCTCAGCGCATCCGTAAGGCGGAGACGAAGCCGCCTCCCGGGGTTCCGGGGCCGCACGAGCACGAGGTCCTGGGGAAGGCGAAGTGACCAACACGCTCGCCATCGCGCTCGTGGTCGCGGTGATCGGGCCGGTGATCTTGTCCCTGCTGACGGGCCGGCAGCGGCGCCGGGAGAAGATCCTGGACTGGGCGCGGGAGGATGAGGTCGCGAGGAAGGCGGCGCAGGTCGCCCAGGACCTCCGCGACTCCCAGAGGTCGACGGACTTCCAGCTCGAGCGGATCCACACGCTGGTCAACTCGAACATGACGGCGCAGATGGAGGACAGCCTCGCGTCGAAGAAGGCCGAGCTCGCGGCGCTCCTCGAGGTCGCCGACCTCAAGCGGGCCGCGGGGGTTGAACCTTCGTCCACGGCGCTGAGCACGATCAACCTCATCAAGTCCGACATCGCACGGAAGGAAGCAGAGCTTGCAGACCGGCTAGCTGCCACGAAGAAGGCAGCCGCCCCCGAGGAGGCGGATTGATCACGGTAACCCTCTTGTTCCCGAACGGACGGACGAAGGACGTCGCCCTGTACGGGGTCCCCCGGACGGGCGACCGCATCGACCTGGACGACGGGCCGGGGCAACCCTCGCTCGTCGTGGAGCAGGTGACCTGGACCGAAGGCGCGAACGATCCTCCCGACCCGCAGGTGGTCGTAAGCGTTCGGCCCCGACCCGAGTAGGAGGTAGACATGTTCGGATTGCTCGCGTTCTTGTGCATCGTCATCGGTTTCGTGGTCGGCGGGTTCGACCTGAAGTTCATCGTCGGCCCGCTTGAGTGGTTCGTGGCCGCGATCGCGTTCAGCGTGCTCACGGTCGAGGTCCCCAAGCTTCCGGGGAGGGGCGAGTGAACGCCGTCGAGAAGGTCCAGCAGCGGCCCGCAGAGACGGCGGCGCCCGCGGTTTGGGTAGCCGTGTCCGGGGTGCTCATCGCGTTCGGCTTGGACCCGGAGAAGGCCGCAGCCGTGGCCGGGCTCCTCGGGGTGCTCACGCCGCTCGTGGTCACGTTCTTCGTGGCGCGGAGCCGCACAAGGGCTTGACAAGTTCCTTGCGTAGGTCCACCATGTCCCCATGACCTACGAACCAGGACCACGCCGCGCCCTAGTCCTCGAGCTCCACAAGCAGGGCCGCACTCCTCGGGAGATCGCGGCCCTGCTCAACCTTTCTACGGAGCGGGTTCACCAGCATCTGAGGGCGCTCGAGCAGCGCGGCCTCCTCAAGCGGGAGCGGTCGGCATGAGGCTCTGCGTCGGCTTCACCTTCTGCGACAACGCCGCCGACATCTTCTACAAGGGCGAGGCCCTCTGCGGCGGCTGCGCCAACCGCAAGTACGGCTCCTCGGTCGGCCTCCTCGCTGCGATCCAGCTTCAAGAGGTCCGCGGACCGGACCCTTCCGGCGCGGCCCTAGGGAGCGGTCCTCCATCCGTTCCCGTCCTCGCGGCGGGGCCATTGCAAGCGGCTTCGGTCGATGCAGTGAGCCCCGCCGCACCCTTCGCCGACTACCTCCTGAGCGGTGAGTGGACCTTGGGCGACGTGGAGTTCCTGACCGAGCTTTACGAGCGGGGCGAGCGATGAGCCGCGACTTCATACGCGGCCTAAGCGTCGGCCTGCTGATCTCCGCGGCCCTGTGGATCGGCGTCATCTACCTCGTGAAGTGGTGGATCGGATGACCGACCCCGACGTCTGCCAGCCGATCCGTAAGCCGTTCCCCTCCGGCGTGGCATGGGCTCACTCCCGCTCCTGCCCGTCGTTCCCCGGCCAGAAGATCTCCGCCGACGCGCCGTGGCACCACGAGCCCGAGCGGGTCTGCGTCTACGGCAACCGCGCCTGCTTCCCGGTCACCGCCGTCCTGCTCGGCTTGGACGTGGAGCCGGGCCTGTACCACTCCCTAGCCTGCCCGGTGAGCCCCGGCGTGCGGATCGACCTCAAGGAATACGCTAAGGGTCGCTCGTGGCCCCCGCGTGGGAAGGTGCGGGGCTGATGCCGTTCAACCTTGACGACTACGAGCCGGTGGAGGACCGCCTACGGGCCTTCTGGAAGGACCACCCGATGGGCCGCATCTCGACCGAGCTCGTCTACAGCAGCGGCGAGGGCTACTTCATCGTCAAGGCGTCCGTCTGGCGCGGCATCGACAACGCGACCAAGCCCGCCGGCTCAGACGTCCCCCCCGGTGCCACGGGCTACGCCCAGGAGGCCGTCACCGATCGCGGCGTCAACGCCACGTCGGCCTTGGAGAACTGCGAAACGTCCGCGATCGGTCGCGCCCTAGCGAACCTCGGCTACGCCGCCAAGGGCAAGCGACCGAGCCGCGAGGAGATGGCTTCGGCGTCGAGCCCGCCCCAGGTCACACCCGGAGACGGCACGAGCGGTCGGGATGGGGCCGAAGATGTGGGAGCAGGGAAGGCATTAGGGGAAGGTGCCGACCCTGCTCCCGCTTCACCCCAGACGCTCGTGATGAACGAGGGCGACGTGACCCTGAAGGCGGGTGAGTCGATGAAGCTCGGCGTTGCGGAAGCTCAGAAGTGGATGGACGAGTTCCACCCAGGGAAGCCGCATCGGATGAAGCAGTCCGACACGGTTCCGAAGCTCCTGTACTGCACCCAAGGCAACGGCAAGTGCCCCTACGCCGTGGAGGTGGCTAACGCATGAGACCCGCCCCGTTGTCCGTGCGATTCAGGCGGCACGTTGATCGCGACGGTCCCGGCGGCTGCTGGTTGTGGACCGGGGCCACGTTCTCAAACGGCTACGGCCACATCCGGGACGAGGGGCGCGACCTCTTAGCGCACCGCGTGTCCTGGACGATCTACCGCGGACGGATCCCTGAGGGGCAGGTGGTCTGTCATCGGTGCGACGTCCGCGCATGTGTGAACCCGGCGCATCTGTTCCTAGGAACGCAGCGAGCAAACATCATCGACGCCGTGGAGAAGGGCCGCATCTCCCGCTGGTCCGACAAGCTCGCACGGCCTGACCGCGATCCAGCCACTGGCCGATTCAGGAGGACAGCATGAGCGTGAGCACGGTACGGCATTGCGATTATTGCGGCGGCGCCGAGGTCCAGAACGACGCCGACCGCTGGCGCATCCTCGAAGCGAAGGACGGCACGCCGGCGCAGGACGTCTGCCCGGTCTGCGTCGCCCGGATGCGGCGCGGTTCCGACGCGGAGCGCGTGAGGTTCTACGGGGCTGCCAACGCCGGCCTTGTCCCGTTGGGGCGCCGCGTGGTGGAGGTGGACGGCCCGGACAACGTGAAGCGCCGGATGCAGAAGGTGTACGGCATATGACGCCGCTCGCGTGGCTCCTCATCGGCTTCTGGTGCGGCGTCGCCTTCTCAGCCGTCGCCACCGTGGTCATCACCCACGCCCGTAGGGCCGAGGCTTGGGGGGAACGGCTCGCGGACTACGCCGACGCCTTGGATGAGCCGGTTTGGGAAGGCCCGTCATGGGACCGCTACTTCGAATCGGACTCCGCGGACCTTGAGCCGGTTCGTCGGGTCGCGCCGCAGGTGATCGTGAGGCGGGGCTACCCCGGACGGCGTTTGCCGAACTGGGACGCCCCCACGGGCCCGCCGTCGTGACCGCCACCGACCTCGACCTCGCCGCCATGACGACATGGCGTGCCTACGTCCGAACCCCGCCGCGTCCCAGCCCGAAGCACCGTGAACCCGCCGACCGAACGGCGCGGGACATGGCCCGTGAAGCCGCGCTCCGAGCCGAGGACCGCGAGGAGATCAAGCGAGCCGCGAAGGCTGCGGCGGTCGCCGTGATGGAGCGGTGGGAGAGGACGAGGGGATGAGCGAACTGGAGCGGTTCTACGAGATGATCGCCGCCGACCTCAACTCCACGCGGGAGGACCTCGACTGGCTCTACGCGAGGGGTGAGTCCATCGGCGAGATCCTGAACCCGATCCGAGAGGCCCAGGCCGCAACGGCGCACCGCCTGAAGGAGCTACGGGAATCGCTGAGGGCCGGCCCGTGAGGACCGGCCCCCCGCTTTCCTCCCGTAGGAGGCTTGAAACGGGCCGCGTCGAGGCGTACCCTGCGTTTGGTGATGAACGCAGGGTCAGAGTACCCCACTCCGCCGACACGCACAAAGACCTGCTCGTACTGCAAGCGCGGCGGGTTCGTCTGGTACTTCACGAAGGGCCACCGCTGGATGCTCGCGGAGCCCAAGCCCCGCACGCTGATCCCGGACCCGAAGAAGGTTCACATCTGTCCCGTACTCGCCGAGCGGAAGGCCCGTGCGGTGATCCACCAGAAGTCCTACAAGCCGAGCACCTGGCGACGAGGGAAGTCCCCCGGAAGCTACGGCTGAGGCCCGGAGAGGCCGCACAACCTCTCCGGGTTGACCACTTGACGGAGGGCCTGCGGCAAACCCGGAATCGAAGAAACGGTGCTTTCTATCAAGTCGGATATGGGGGTAGGGGAATGATGTACAGACAGGGATGGGTTCGGGTCGTCGGTCGGAACGTGCGGGTCGGCGTCCTTCGTCAGCCGTTGTGCTGGCTCACGGATCACCGCTACCTCACGCACGAGGGCATCGAAGCATGCGACCGCTGCGGGAAGTTCGTGGCATGGGCGACGAAGCCATGAAAGGCCAAGGCGGGTCGCTACGCTCCCCGGCTTCGAAGAGACAAGACAGACGACCAACGCCGGACGAGCTCTACCTCGCCCAGAAGCTCAACGGCGACGCCTTCGATGAAGAAGTCACCCCCGGACACCGCATCACGATCCCAGCGATCCAGAAGATCGGA